GGTCAGTAGGCGGGCTACGATCTATTTTCGTATCATCTACGCGGATGGCGCAATGCGGGGTAAACCCGCGCGTGCTGTCTATTCCGTGTTGATGGGCCCGCCAGCAAAGAGTGCTGGTAAATTACCGCACAACGTCGCCATCATCACTTCGGTGGCGCAAAACTGTGAGAGAGCCGTTCGTCGGGGTCTGGATGCAGGCCTGATGGTGCGGATCTACATGGAAGTTTCAGCGTATTACTCTTGGGTAACTTTGGCTTTGGCTCCGTCTGGAGCTGATCCCATTGTATTTGCCCGGGGTGAGAGGAAATCGTACAACAAGATGCGCTCTGTGCGCATCACGAGTACTACGATTCGCTTCCGTATCTCGCGCTCCGTGTTGGAGGCTTCCTCCGACTTGGGTGGGATGGGGGTGTTGCGCCCAGGCGCGACCTTCTATCCTGCCAATGTCGGCGCTAGCAAACCCGTGTTTCGACGCCAGATCGAGGCGTTACAGCGCGGTGTTAACAGAAGGGTCGATAATATGGGACCTGCGCCTGGAGTGGACGATTTGGCCTGTCGGGCCGAGGAGTTCTTAGGCGAATCGCTGGACATGGCTGTCCCAGCGGAGGCAGTTCGCAAGTACCGGAACGACAATCGCACATCTGTAGCGGCGGGTTCGGGGCTGGGAGACATCACTGTCTGCCAGCGCCGGCTCTCATTGCTCGCTGCGTTTCGTCGTCCGCGGGAAAGGGGAAGGCGCTATGATAATGTGCCACCCCGTGCATTCGAGCGACAAGTGTATGCTGACATTCGCTCGCTACGTGACATTCGGGATCAAGCCGCTGCGGAGAAGCAGTGGGGCTCTCTTAGTTGGGACAAGTTGAAGGAGGCTACGGCCGCCTTTCGCGATCTCCCGGCTTATGGATGCCTCAAGCGACTCTGGCTTGGTCTTGGACAATACGTGGCGGCGGAATTGGAAGGTTCGGACCTTGATAGGTTCCTTCACAAAGTCTTGACCCATGCATCAAGTACAAAGGAATTAGCAGCGGTTGCTGCGAACGCCCTAGGTACACGACAACTGCTTAAATACCTGCTTGGGGAATATGAACCAGTTTCCCTTGCGACCACGTGGTTACCCGCGGGTCTGCAGTTGTTCGCGAAGGCTGTTTGGCGTCGCGAATTCTTGAAGCGTATCGAATACGCTCAAGGCAGACTAGCGCTTGAACGCGATTGGTTATCCTCTCTCGAAGCCGATGTTATGGGCACGCTACTCGATGCGTTGTACAAGCTCATGCCTGAGCTCTTGCTCAACTAAGTCATCTTGACTGCTCTAGATGGTTGGAACGCAAACGACCCGTTATGGGAATCCGTGCCTGCTCAAGTCCTTCATCTGAATATACACAAAAAA